GTTGTAAGTAATGCTGCAATTTGTGCGGCAGTATGGGGTTGATGATCTGGGTGATAAGAAGAAGACGTGATGGGTAAGCATGCCGGAGCCCAGTTATGGGACTCAACTCCTGTAGGTCCATGAACTAAAACTTGAATTCTATTCTGCTTTAATGGGTCGTTAACCCCAGTAACTTGCCCAGAATAGATACCGTAAAAACGAGGGCGACCTTGTGGGTCCATCATATACTCAGAAGCGTTGCTCACTTTAATACCCTTCCACTACTAGTAGCTACCCATTGTACCGTCTTTTTTATTCTATCTATATTTGGTGCTTGATCTTTAAAGGGAGTTGCCCCAGTAATTTTTGGCACAGCAACCTTAGAGGTATTTTGAACTGCTGTTTTGGAGGTGACTCCATATTTAGGGTCTACAGTGGAAGCATTAGGGGAAAGGTTATACTCGCTAAGCTTGGCAGGAGCTACAGTAAGCGACTGATTAGCAAAATCGCTTTGAACATCTCTAGTATCAGCCCTAGTTTTAGCTTTTGAATCTGTCTCCCCTATTACGTCCGTTCCTACTTCAATTTTCATTAAGTACTTTGCTACACGTCCACCAAAAACATGCTCTACAGAAAGAACAGTCCAATATCCAGACATACCATTTGGAAGACCATCTAGGTAAATAGGGTCATAAGGACGAAGAGTTGCATGGCCTACAATAGTTACCTTTGCCCTATGTTGATACTTTTTAGTGTCACTAAATGCTTGAGCTATCTGTTTTGAGTTAGTTAAGTCTTTAATAACTTCATGAGGATAGTGAGTTTTAAAAAAAGCTGTTTGCGTTCCGTCAGATTTATTAATTGAAAAGTTACTCATTATCTGTCCAATTTTTTAGCAAAGTAACTCTTACTTGGAATAACTACGCCAGCATTTCCTGGAGCCGGTGCCTTATGGGTGTGCGTAGCTTTAACCGCTGCTCCGGTATGGGTGTTAACTCCGCTTATAACTCTATCTATACGCACTGAATGTTCTGGTGATTGGTCAGAAATTATTGGTTCAAAAGCAAGAATAGTGCCGGTCATACGAAGAGACGCCGGAACAACACCACCAACTTCAGCGTCAACGTAGTTAAAATACGGCGCAGAATTTTTTTGGCTTTGATAAATCTTATCCTTAGATACAAAAATTATAGTTGTATTTTCAGTGCGTAAAGCAAACCCGTTTTGTTTAGCTAAGCTTCGACACAGCTGCCAGTCACTTTGCCCAGACTGAGATATTTGAGCACGAACTCTTGGGTCTCTTTGAGTAACAGCTTCTAGGCTATTCTTCTTGGCAATTTTAGATACAACTTGATCTGCGGTAACATTTTTATAAATCTTTTGATCAGTGTTTTTTAGAACCCAAGACGCCCCTACGCATACGATGTCGGTATTGCCACCCTGTTGAGAAAAATCTTGCCGAACATGGTGAATGTACCCGTTCCAAGTAGACTTAAGTTTTCCAGAACGATAAGTAAAGACTATTGGATCTCCAGACACAATAGCGTTTTTTCTGTTAGTAGGCTTTCCTTTATAGTGAAGAACTAAACGATCATGCTCATCGGGATCTTGATGCAGCTCAGCGCCAATTAGAATAAGTTCCATATCAGGTGCTTTAGGAAACGACGCAACAAAGTCACTATCTTTTGCGTTAGAGTTCCATACAAAATTCTTTTGTGCAGGGGTTCCTGAGTAACTAGTTGCCATATGGAACCCTTAAAATAGTGCCTTCTTCGATATTAAATGGGTCTTGAATTTCTGGATTAATGTCCAAAATTTCCCACCAATACTTAGCCCCTACACCAAAAACTTCAGCAAGGTTAGATAAATTGTCTCCGTTTTTCCAAGTGTAAGTAATGTAGTTAACTTCTTTGTTATCAGCAAAACGTCTAAAAACAGAGATAACAAACCCATCAGTGTATTTGTCTGGAGTCTGAGTTAAAGAACCATTATAATATCTAGAAACTCTTTCTATCATTTTTTATCCATTCTGAGTGCTAGCTAAGTATTCTTTAGTTGATGCTACAGATGCACCTGTTCCAAAGGCTTCTGTTTCATTCCAAAGAGCTGGGTAACGAGCAAATGTAATGTTGACAGTACTAAGCATAGGCACCATGTTTAAATCAAACATTGCGTGGCTTACTGAAAAACTTGCAACAGATCCATAATACCGCAAGTTTTCATTTAAGACTAACCAGCAAGGCACACCAGTTGTATATCCAAAGTCAGCGGTAGCACCCTTGTACTTTGTGCTTAGTAATAAGGAGTCCTTTAAAGGATCTCCATTTAGTACCCTATACAAAAATTCAATATCATATTCTGTACCACGATTTAAAATACCTTGTTTTTCAATCTCAGTAAGATCTCTTCCATAAACCTGTGCCTCAGGAACTTTTGGATTCTTTAGGCGCAAGTATTTTAAATCAGGTATGCGGTTAATATATACCTCAACATTAACAGCAGAGTTACCTGTAAGTAAGGTAGCAGGATCACTCGCTCCTAATGTCCAGTCGACAGAATTATTAGATGAACTTTGGTACCCAAAGGTAGAAGGATTATACATAAACCTAAAACCCCATTGATTTGTAGCCCCCTTAGCAGAGACCAGTTCCTTTAACTTATCTGGATTTTTGTTTAAAACAGCAGCACTATTTGAGTCTTGAAAAATTCTTCCACGGTCTTTTTCTGAAAAAGCAGGGACAATATCATAATCTGGATTAGCTTTGTAATTAACTCGTTCTCCAAAAGACGGGCCTCTTGCGTCACGATGAGGGGGTGGGTTCCACCTAGTGTCTCCCTTAGGAGGAGTTACAGTAGTGATATCTTTTAGTCCATTACCACTAGGTTGGTCGTCACATGCTGCGTTTGATTTGGCAGCAATCATCTTATTAGTTACATTCTTTTTAGTCCAGGCGTCTAGTTTTGTTTTTGTAGACAAATCGTTTGCGTTTGGTTTAGAGGTTTGTTCACATTTATCACCATTTTTTGTGCATGTCCAATGTGCTTGATATCCTTGGCCACCATATTGTTTACTTTTATACTTTACAACAAAGTTCCATAACTTAGTACACTTATCCCAAGTGTAGTTTGTTAAGATTTGAATTACATTATCGTAACCATAAGTTAATTGCAGCACAGGAATATCTCCGTTATTCTGGGCTTTGATTACTTCTTGTATAGCAACTAAAGGAAAAATAGGTGGGGTAACAACTGTTGTCCAAGTAATGTTAGGTACTGCGTTATTTGGGGTTCCCCAATTTATTCTATTATCAGGTATCTTTGTCCAGTTAGGGCTAGCATCGCTTTTCCATTGAATTGCTACTGTAGGTGTGGCAATTACATTTGTATTTGTAGCTCCACCCTTACGACTAAAGCTAACTTTTAAACGCCCGTTATCATTTGTAAGAGCGCCTTGTGTAACAAAACTAGCTTGAGCAGAACTAGTGTTTGGACTAGCAGTAGTGCTTGTAGTTAAACCATTGGCTAATCCATTGTCTTCATTGGTACCTGAGTTAGGAGAAACAAGTTGTCCAGCAAAAGTTCCATCTGATCCGGTAGCTACCCAAGTAGCAAAGTTACTAATACTAGTGGCGTAAACTTCAAATAAATAATAAACATAAAATTTAGTGTTTGTTTTATGGTTGGCAGAAGTAATTCGAGTACTACTCATTAATTTTGCTGCAGAAAGACCACCAGCTTCATCTTGATAGCGACGAACATTTACATAGTAATAGGTGGCCATTAGAGCGCACTTCCAATCTGCTTAAGAACATTACTATCAGTAAGCTTCTTACCCACTAATCTTACTAGACGATCTGCTTCTTGGACACTTCCTTGAGCAATATTCACCTTCATTTGTAGATTAATTACAACGTTACCTGACTTAGAGCCTGTTGAGCTTGGGCTACCAAGATTCATTTCTTGTACTGGACCACCAAGATCTTCATTAAAACCTGCTGAACTTAAAGAAGTAGTAAGGGCAGGACTTGAAAACTGTGTTAAATTTTTAGATTTAAATCCTTTAAGAGCAGCTTTTTTAGCTGCCCAATTAGATTGAGGCCCAATTGCTTTAGGTCCAGCTGCTGCGGAAGATCTCATGCTTCCATTAATAGGGGCTGCAGGAGCACCACTTAAGTACGGGGCTGGGTTAACTTTAACGCCACGTTCATTAAGAATTTCAAAGTGAAGGTGGGCACCAGTAGAGTTGCCTGCACCTGCTTGCCCCTTCTTTCCTCCAGACCTGCCGATAACTTGTCCTGCAACAACTTTTTGTCCCTTATAAACATTAACTTGTGACATGTGTGCGTAACGAGATGAAGTGCCGTCTTCGTGCTTTACCTCAACCCAACGACCATAACCCTTAGCTTCATTTCCCATAATACTAATTACGCCATCTGTAACAGCTGTTAGGGCAGTACCCGATGGAGTACCGAAGTCTATACCTTTATGGTTAGAAGAAATTTGTGGGTTCTGAGAATTATCTCTTGGACCAAAAGGAGAAGTAATTGGGGTTGCTTTTGGCACAGGGCTAGCAAATGGGCTTGGTACTTTTTCTTCTTTAGGTCCGCCAACACCTAAGTTACCGTGATCGTGTGGGCCACCAGAACCAAAGAAACCACCAAGACCTCCAATAACAGTACCGATAACGGCACCAACAGGAGAGGTGAGGGGCGCAAGAGGGCCTCCAAGAAGACCTAACGCAGCACCTGTTGCTGCACCAGCTCCTGCACCAGCAAGAGTACTTCCAACACGGGTTGTTGTGTTAGACACTCCAAGTTTATTTCCAACTGCTTTTCCAGCTTTACCGGTTCCATAACCTACAGCGCCTGCACCTAGTCCTGCTATAGCACCTGCTCCAGCAGCGGCAGCACCAGCACCTAATGCTGTAGTAACACCTTTACCAAGAAGACCAGCTGCACCAGCACCACCTAGCAATCTACTTACTAAGACTACTTGTAAAATAGTTGAAGTAAGGCCTGCTAATGCACCAACAAAACCTGCAATAGCTCCACCCATATTTCCTGCATTAGGTAGAGTCTGCAAAATTCCTTTAAGAGTCATTAAGCCGTCATTAACTGGGCCAAGAGTATCTGCCATAACACTGTAGGCATCATTAAGGGCTGCAGTACTACGAAGAGCAACGTTGTACCCGCCAACTAAACCTTCTTCAGTTGACTCAAGCTTTCTATTCTCACTGGAGTTAAATCTAAAATTAGAACGAATAGGAGAACTCTTGTCTACACCCAATACGTCAAGCATTGAATTTGGATCTTTACTACTCATTGCAGAGCTAAATTTTTTATCGCTACCTGCACTGGCACGGGCAATAATACCTGATTGAATCATCTGCATTAGCTGAGCATCGCCACCAGTAATTTGCTGAAGAGTTGCGTAACCTTTGCTTCCAGGGTTTAGTACAAGAGCGGCCTGTTGTTTTGTAATCTTTTGTCCACGATACAAGAATCTGTACACGTCGTTAATAATTTGATTAGGTGGTTTTAAATTTCCTTGAGGATCACGAATTTGTACGCCAGCACGTAAGAAACTCATACCGTTCATGCCCGCTACACTTGCAGCAGCCATCTCGTTACTCATACCAGACATAGCACTCATACCACCAATTTGTGACATGATGTTTTGAGAGCTTAATGAGCTAGCAGTATATCCGCCTTGGTAGGTTAAATTCATTGCAGCCATGGTTGGACCCATAGCGCTTGTTGCTCCGCCCCCTGCTTGACGGTTAGCCTGCGTAATTGCTTGGCGTGAAGACATTCCACTAAGGCCAGCATAAGTGTCTGCACCCATGCGTTGAGTAACTGCGGCCATAGTGTTAGGTGCTACAGCAGCATATGTGCTTGCACCAAAACCTGCTAGGCCAATTCCCAACCCAAATTTTTCAGCACGGGTAAAAGAACCAAGACCAAGACGTCCAGCGCCAGGTTTGTCTGAACTCATTTTACGTACAGAGTCTTCTGTACCCTTCATGGTTTTAGACCATGCTTCAGCGATTTCGTCTACAAGTTTTTTAGCTTCTCTAAAATATTTAATAAAGCCTTTAGGCATGCCCTCAAACTCAAGGTCACTACCCGTAGATGAAAACGGGGTGGACGCAGCATCGGAAGCACTTTCCATATTTCCATATGCTTCTGACATTTACATCACCGCCTTATTCTAGCCGTAGCTCTTTCTAGCCAATTTATACGCTCTCTAAGACTTAGATTGCGTACTTCATTTAATGTCCACCCTGGATAGTTCTGGACTAATAAGTCCTGCATATCCATAAGCAGTTCGTAATCAACCTCGTTAACGAAACAATTCCGCTAAAGTTAGCGGAAGCGGTACCTCCGCGCCGCAAGACTGACATGGGACTTTAATTTGACTGAGTTGTGGGCCTGGGTTGCGGTTTGTAATCTCCTGCAGAATATCTCTACGGTCTTTAAGACTCAGTTTTCTAACGTCATCCATGCCAAGAACTGGGGCACCGTTGATAGATTCAACACAGTTTTTCAGAAGAATTGTATCCAATTCCGCTGAGGTTTTGTTAGTAGAAGTTACGATAGCTTTTTGAGTGCTTCCTGTAGGAAGATTAACTACAACTTCTCCAACTTTACACTTAACTACAAATGTGTGGTCCCCATCAAGTTTTTTAAGGGGCACGTCTCTAGTTAAATCTACTTCAAAAACTTGCTCTACTTCACAGCTTGGGCATGGTCCAGGTCCTAATTTAACATCAGAACCAAAAGTAGCTTTTCTAATTGCTAGCAGTAGTAGCTCACGATCACCTGCATAAAG